AAGCGCGGGACCAATCATTTACCCACACCAGGGATTCACGGGCTACTGAAGTTCGTCGGGTTCGTGACATGGCCCGCCAACGTGCCGAGAAACAAGGCACCACAGTCGAAGAAGAAGCCCCGACTGTGGCTGAGTGGATTGTCAAAACCGAACGAGCCGGGAAACAAGTGACGGCCGATCGGAAGGCAAGATTGGGGCTGCGGTTTGTCGAAATGGAAGGCAAGCTAGACAAGGTGAAACGGGAACTCATCGACTCGGTGCGGCTTGCTCAAGACATCGACTGGGGAAGCGAAGAAACCGAACTCCTCCAACAGACCCTGACCAACATCAAATCCCTCCTCCACCTAATCGACATGGCCCTGGTCGGGTCGGCGGACGTGGACTGGGACGCAGAACTATCCAAACTCACGGAGGCAGTGTGAGCCATTACAACAACCCCCCCGACAAATGGAAGCCGACTCGGGTTGAGCAAGTCAACAATCTGTTCGACCTTCTCAGCAACGACACGGGTTGGGTGACTCGCCAACAGATTGCCGACTACCTTGAAATGTCGCACAAATCGGTAGACCGGGTGGTGCGAGACCTACGTATCACATTAGGAGTGTCAGACTCCATTACTGTTGTTGCTCGGATTAACAAAGGCGGGGGCTATCGACTTGTTGGTCGTTATGAGGACGCCGCACCGTGGGCCACCGGGCGCATAGCCGACGCTGAAACTCGGATAGAGACACTCCAATTTTCGATGTCGTCTGTCGTGAAAGCTACTGACGGTCGAACGGTCGAAGGGAAGAAGGCTCGACTGGTGGAGATGTCGATGAGACACTTGTTGGAGCAGCTGTTGGCTCTGGATTCGCAAATCTGATGCACTACAAGCATGCAGAATATCTAGCCGGAACCGACTATTGGGACTGGTGCGACAGGTGCAAAGGTAAAGGTTGGGTCCACACCGGACAGACAACAACCAACACCGGCGCTGTCGAAGCAATCACCACTGAACAATGCGGTTGGTGTCAAGGCCATCGGATAGAACTCAGTTCACACGGACGGCTCATCCACGAGATTGTTCTTCACACTCAAGATGGTTCCCTGGCGGAGTACGGATGGAACGCAGAACTCGAAGAGGTATCTGTCCTAGACTGACACCGTGACCCAAACTCAGGACGTCAGCAAGGCTTCCCACAACGGCAAACAGCCGATGGTCCAGTTGGGTGTTGCTAGCGGTCAACACTGGTCGAGTTGGGACGACGATTTCCTACCGCAACTGCGTGGTGTTCGAGCCATCAAAGTGTGGCGAGAAATGGCAACGAACGATGACACGGTTGGGGAAATCCTGTTCGCTGTTGAAATGCTTATCAGGCAGGTCGACTGGCCGGTCACTCCCGCGGGGGACACGCCTGTTGATTTGGAAGCCGCCGCGTTTTTAGAGTCGTGTCGGGATGATATGAGCCATTCGTGGGCCGACTTCATAGCCACTGTGTTGACGTTCCTGCCGTACGGGTGGGCTGCGCATGAACAGGTTTACAAACTGCGTGACGGACTCGAATCCCGGTTTACCGACGGCCGGGTGGGGTGGCGCAAATTCGCTTACCAACCTCAAGAAGCTCTTGTCGAATGGGTTACAGACGAGCATGGCGGTGTGCAGGGTATGAAGTGGGCGGCCGGCGGAACACGCGGGTTCCTACCTGTCGAGAAAATGTTGCTGTTTCGGACGACCACCGCCCGCGGACCCAACGGACGTTCTGTTCTTCGGAATGCGTATCCGGCGTGGTGGCGCAAAAAACGGCTGGAAGATCTTGCGGTGATAGGGGCTAACAGGGATTTGAACGGCCTGCCCGTGTTCGAAATCCCCGCCGACGACATTCTGGACAACGGCACGTTCTTCCAGGAAGCCAAAAAAGTGGTGACTCGGATTAGCAGGGATGAACAATGGGGAGCAGTCATACCCTTGGAATACGACGAATCCGGCAACCCCATGTACAAATTCGACGTGTTACGTTCCGACGGTGCTAGCTCTATTGGCGCGGTGAAAGATCTGATAGTCATGTTCGCTCAAGCCATCGCTGGTGTCGTACTCGCAGACTTCATCCGCCTAGGCCGGGACGCGCCAGGGTCAAAAGCGCTCGCAGAACCCAAACAACAACTCTTTCAGAAAGCTCTTCAAGGGTGGGTGACAGGGATAGCCGAAGTGCTCAACCGGCATGCCGTACCCAAACTGTTCGCACTCAACAACTTCAACCTCGAAAAGCTACCGCGGTTCACACCCGAAAAAATCGAAGACGTGTCCCTCGAAGACGTCGGAAGGTTCATTCTGTCGACAGGGCAGGCGGGAATGGATTGGGGGTTCTTAAACGAGGACGACCCGATCACCGACCAGATACGACAGCTCGCCGGGTTCGACTCCGCACCAAGAACCGGAACGACGTTAGGCAAACAAGTCGAGTTCGACCCGACCAGTCGACTGTGGAAAACACGTTCCTAACCAAAATCAGCGAAGAGCAGATTCTTCGTGCCGCCGACCGGCTACAACCCGAAATCCGGCGGGTGTTCCTCAACGCTATCGAAGTGCTCAAAAAGCAGGTGCCGGTAAACCAGTTGGCCGACCTGTTAGAAACCGGCGACCTGACCGGCGCTCTCGAAGCACTATCAGAAGTGAAACTGACGGGTGAACAGCTCGCACCCATTAGGGACGCTATCCATTCGGTGACCGCGTCCACCGCCAAACTCACGTCCGCCGAACTGGGAATGGATTTTGCTCTCGTTAGTCCGCGGGCAGTCCGGTTTGCTGAGGAACAGGCAGGCCGACTCATCACCGGTTTGGATTCGGAAACACGCACCGCGGTACGTCAGATAATCGTTCAAGGCCAGCGGGAAGGGCTCAACGTTCGGAACCAGGCGAAACAAATCCGTCGGATAGTCGGACTCACCCAACGCGACGCCTTGGCTGTAGACCGCTTCCTAAACGCATCGTTGGAAGCAGGCACCAGACAAACCCGCGCCTTCCAGCTGGCAGACCGCATGTCGAACCGACTGCTCAGACGTCGAGCCGAGAACATTGCACGAACGGAAACACTCAACTCAGCCAACTCCGGTGTCCGACTGTCAATGGAAACCGCACAAGACCAAGGTCTACTACCACAAAGCGCCGAACTCGTCTGGATAGTCACACCCGACTCGAGGTTGTGTGAACTGTGTGCACCACTCGACGGGGTAACCGTCAGTCTTGGCGACCCGTTCCAAACCGACGTTCGAGCCACATCCTTCGACGTACAAGGGCAGAAAGTGACTGTGGCTGAAACAGTACCGATGGAAACGATGACCACACTCAATCCGCCCCTTCATCCAAGTTGCCGGTGCGCGATCGGTCTGAAATGATTTCGATCATCCCAGCGCGGGGTGGTTCACAAACCATCCGCCGGAAGAACCTTGCGGTGGTGGCGGGGAAACCTTTGTTGTGTCACATTGCTGGTGTCCTACCCGGCCGGGTAATCGTTTCTACTGACGACCCCGAAATCCGAAGTGTCGCTCTTGTTCACGGCTACGAGGTGATCGACCGGCCGGCAAGCCTGTCGGAAGCCACAGTCAACGAAGTAGCGAAACATGTTTGTGAACAAGTCAACTATGCGGGCCCACTACTAGTCGCTCAACCGACCTGCCCGTACGTCACTAGGGAAACAATCACCAAACTCGTCGGTGAGTTGGAAGCTCACAACGCGGCCACCCTGGTAACCCCGAACACTCATCTACTTAGAGACAAAACAGGACCGTTGACCGACCGGGTGAACCGCCAGGATTTGGTAGGCGTGTGGCGCGAAGTGGGGGTGCGTGCCTACCGCAGCGTTTCAGAGTTGGACGCCTACCCCACCGGACAAGTCGAAGTTACCGGTAGGGAAGCGTACGACATTGACACTCTCCCCGACCTGGCGGAAGCAAGACACCAACCGAAACGGATCACCTTCCAAGTCACCGGTAACCGTCACATCGGGTCAGGCCATGTTCGTCGGTGTCTTCTACTCGCGAACGAACTGCAACACCACGACATCGAATTCACAACCAGTGACACGGATGAACATTCGCGACACGAGATTTCACAACAGTGGACAATCCGCGACATCATCTACCCACCACCCGATCTAGTAATAGTCGACACGTTGGACACGACCGAAGCTCAGATTGGCGGGTTGAAAGCCGGCGGCAGCAAAGTCATAACAATCGAAGATCAAGGTGCAGGCGCACGTTTAGCCGACCTGGTAGTCAACGCCCTATACCCCGCCGGCAATCTTGAGAACGAAGTGTCCGGGCCGGCGTGGGCTGACCTGCGCCCCGAATTCGTTGGGCTACCCGACTTTCAAATACGCGACACCCGCAAAGTGCTTTGCCTGTTCGGTGGTACCGACCCCGCCAACCTAGGGGAACAAATAGCCAAATGGTTACCCAAAGCTACTTGGATACGACCCGGCGACAACGTAAGCGTTGCGTACGAGATGATGAACCACGACCTGCTGCTCACGTCCGCAGGAAGAACCGTGTACGAAGCGGCCGCCGTTGGAATCCCCACGGTTGTGGTGGCGCAGAACCAGCGGGAAACCACCCACGCCCACCTCGACCACACCGTGTATTTGGGACTCGGAAGGCTGTTGGATTACGAACAGACCGTCCGGCTCGTCTCACGAATCCTCGCTGACGAAGGGTTACGAACCGACCTGTCCCAAACGGCACGCCAATCCGTCGACGGGCTTGGTGTGGCCAGGTTTGTGCATCGGGTGGAAGGGTTGCTAACCAGCCTCGGGTAGTGTACAATGGTACAGATATGAGTGACCTGACCGACGCCCTCGACGTTTGGGATCAAACATTGGGGCCAACCCAAGATCTGCTACCGGAGACAACAAAGGTCATCGTGGACGCAGCCCGGAAGGTAGCCAACCTCGACATCGAAGCAGCAGCAAGCATTTTGGCGTACAACGAAACTGGTGGTCACCCACACAGCGCCCACACAAAAAAAGCCAAGCGCATTGTCAACGCTGCTCTCGGGATCACCGACGATGAGTGAACTGACTGACGCAATCGATTACTTTGAGACGACTGAACCGCCGCCCGAAGTCGTCTACTCCAAACAGCAGTTGATAATCATCGACGCAGCCCGAAAGGTAGCCAACCCCGACATCGAAGCAGCCGCCAAGAAGGTGGCTCGATTTGAGTTTGCGTCAGATTGGCCAGAGTTGACCTCACACCAATGGCAGATAGCGCATGAGCGAGCTGTTATCTATGTCGACGCTGCTCTCGGTATCACCACGGAGGACACCGAATGAACCTTGGAGAGGCACTGGCATGGCTGAATGGTGAAC